TAAAGGTTGTTTGTCCTGCAGTCGCTGTAAACGTTTCTTTGTTTTGTATACCCTGTGGTACTGGTATTGGGCCTATATATCCTGACATGTTATTCTCCCTCCAGTGCCGCTACTTTTGTTTCTAGCGTTTCTATCTTGGCTATCGCCTCTTGTAATGCAGCCGTCAGTAATGGCACAAGTTTAGCCTGATCAATTCCTTGCATTACTGGTATGGTATTACCATCATCGTCTAACTTGTTGTCACCAACAGAAACACCATCTGGTAATTCATCCCCATCTGCCCAGACTTCTACTTCGTCTTTTGTGCCGTGAACAGATTCTGGAACTACTGTCTGTGCTTCGTGTGCAAGGAAACCATCTACTGTTCTTTCTGAATCTGAAATAAAATTAAAACGTTTAGGTGATAGCTGTTTTACTCTTGTAATACCATCATCAATATTAACTACATTTTCTTTCATTCGATAGTCTGACGAAGTAGAGTACGATGTATGACTACTAAAAACTACAATACTTCCGACCTCAGTTCCTGCCTTATAAAACGCTTGGATTTTTCCATCTGTACCTAACCTATTACAGAAAATTACTGTATCACTTGTTTTTACAAAACTAGAATTTCCTGTGCCAGATAAAACAAGACCGTCTGCACTAAATGAACTACTAGTTTTTCCAATTATTAAATTTTCACTATTATCAAGGCGCATTCTTTCTGCTGCACCGACTCCAAATAACATTGCTTCATCAGAATGATTATATTGAACGTATCCACGATAAACATCTGAACCAGTTAAACCATCACCAAAAAGTATAGAAGAAACACCGTTTGTTGCAGCAGTAAATGCAATCTCTGAATTAGCACTTGTATTACTTATGTGAAGTTGTCGTAAGGGAGCTGTAGTTCCTATACCTAATCCTGCACCATGAGCAGCCGTGTCTACAAAACGATACTCTTCTGTATTATCTAACCTAATTTGTAAACTTGAATCTGCTGTTGCGTTACTACTATCAACATTTATGGTAAGACTACCATCATTCCCACTTAATAAAGCATCTGAATTTCCTGATGTATCAATAAATGCTAAAACACCTGACCCATTATTTTGCGAACCACTTAAAGCTAAAACATGATTGTCCGCTGCTCCATGTGATGCAGTTGCTGTTGTACCAATTTTAACATTACCGCCACTATCTATTCTGAGCCTCTCAGTAGGACTATTTCCATCAGAACCGTCATTAGTCTTAAATATCAAATCGCCTTTTTCATCGTCTGACGTACCGTCATGTCCAGACTGTATCTGTGCTAATACTGTAACTTCGCCACCTGACTGCTCACCCTTAAACGTTACCTTACCTTCACGACCACCATCAGTATCTTCGTGTGTGTCGTTTAGTAATATAAGTTCTGGTGTGCTATCAGTAGCTGTAATATCGCCTGTAACATCTACAGTGTCTACACTGAGATTTACTACAGGAGTACCAATATATTTACTCATTATGTTTGCTCCAATGCACTCACTATTACATCAGCACTAGCTGCTGTGTTAGATGTTACCTTTACAGTGTCCGTTGTCTCTGCAATTATTTTACCATCTAAAACAGATATTGCAGAGTTTGCAGGTATAGGTACTTCTTTCACAACATGTGTGTCTGCAACCTTTACAGTGACTCTTATTTGACTACTGGTTACATTAGCTATGTTACAACCAATGATAACTGCAGTAGTGCTTGATGGTACGGTGTAGATTGTTACTTCTGAAGTTCCTACAGCCGAACTACTTACATAATTTTTAAATGTGTTTGCCATTTTATTTTACCCTAAAGCTATTGCGAATGCAAGTGCGTTTGCGTCAGATCCTGCGCCACCCCCAGTAACTGCAGCATCTACGTATGCTGTTGTTGCTAGTTTTGTACTATTGTCACCTTGACTTTGTGTTACACCTGTAGATCCTGCCGCAACTGTTCCACTTATTGCACCACTAAAAGTAGTTGCAGTTACTGTACCTGTTATTGTCACACCACTAGAAGTTGTTTCTAGCACATCCGCATTGTTATATTTCAGTGTAACAATACCAGTTCCATTTGGATCTATATCAATGTTTCCATTGGTATCTGTAGATGTAATAGCATTACCGTTAATATTAATGTTATCTACATCAAGATCAGTATTAATTACAACAGTACCTGTACCATTTGGTGATAGGTTTATGTTACCGTTAGTGTCTGTAGAGGATACTGTGTTTCCATCTAAATTGATATTACCTACACTAATATCTCCACTAACATCTACACCATCTGCTGTTGTCTCTATTTTCTTTACATTGTTGTGATATAGGTTAACTGCACCGTTAACATCCATATCCATATACTTTTCAGTACCGGTGTCACTTTGTATTGTAACACCATCTCCTTGTATTGTCAACTCCCCTGTTGTATTTACTATAGAAGAATTTGTACCATTGTGTTTAATTGTAAGATCGTCACCTGTACCAAAAACAGCACTTGCATTGTCTGGAAAGTCTAATGCGTTAGCACTAGTATCCCATGTCATATCATAGGCTGCACCTTTAAATACTACATCACCATCTGATTTAATACGTACACGCTCTGTAGCTGTTGCACTAGTGTTTGTTTTAAATACAAGGGCAGTAGAGTTGTCTGCAGCACCAAAGTTATTTTCTGCTACTGCATCAATTTCTGCACCTACAAGTATAGCATCTGATCCACTATCCTCTAGTGGGGCATTAAAACTAATCTTACCAATAGTATTACCGTTGTCTACAGATATGTCTGATGTTTGTAGTAGTAATTGAAAACCACTAGCAGCTGTTGCACCAATTCCTGTATCAGCTACGTGTGTAAGTTTAACATCATCATCTGCACCAAATGTAAGAATAGCAGCATCACTCTGCAATCTTACGTCATCTGTCATTATAACTTCTGGAGAATCTATTTTTACTGTAGTATCTGCTGCAACATCTAGTTGACCATCTGCAGTAGAACTAATAGATAAATCTGCATCACGAAACTGTAATTTATTATTAGTGTCGATAGACATATCCCCACTAAAAGTATCTATATAAGCAACTCCATCAACATACAAATCTTTAAATTGTAGTGATGATGTGCCTAAATCTAACCCTGCGTTTGTACTGGGGTTAATAGCTGTAGATGTTGCTACTAGCTGTTGGGCAGGGCCAATAACTGTAATAGCACCACCCTCTGCAGCAGTACCATCGTGTGTGTGACCACTGGAAGAATTAAATGCAGCTTCGATAGCGTCATATTCACCATCAAAGTCAGCAGCGTTAATAACGTTACCGTCAGCAATGTTGTTTGCTGTATCGTTACGTGTGTAGCCTGTTCCCATGTTTTTACCTTCTCGTGTTTGTAGCGTATTCTAATGTTATAGCATCTAAAGAAAATGGTGGATCTGTACTATCCGATGTATACTGTAAAGATACGACAAATGCTGATCCTATAATTTGAGTTTCAAATAATGTTTTTAGTTTAGAGCTATACACCGCTGTTGATCCATATGTAGCCTGACCCATAAATGCAACAGTTCCTGTAGCGTTATTAAAGTCAATCTTTGTAGGCTGTACACTATTTTTTTGGTCAAAGTCTAGTTTTAAACTTACGTCAAACGAAACACTACCTTGTGGATCAGTATACAAAAACATCTTGTAAAATGTTTTACGTACCCTTGGATCATTGATTGGCATATAAGGTGTAGCAAAAGTAGTTTGGATATTACTACCCCCAAAACTATTACCTTCTTCCATCTGGTATAGGTATCCATCATCATTTGCAAATACAATTGTTTCTGCATTTTGAAAGAACCTACTATCTGCTACGTATGCTCTTATACCTCTTATATCTGCCCATGACATTCCCTCGCCACCTTGACCTGCCATCTGTGTACCAAGTATGCCTTGAGCGTTTGCTTGTCCAATATTGTTATTGTATCCTAATATTCTGTATTGTGATTTGTCACGTATGACTACACTAGTAAAAGAAGTATTAGCTGTAATAAAATCTGTTACTTCTTTCTGTATTGTTTTAGATACAACACCTAGTCCATAATCACCAAGTCTTTCTGTAGCACTTAAAAGTCTTAGGCCATCTGGACCAAGAAACATTATGTCACCACCGACCTCTTGTATTGTATCTTTATCTACACAACCTATATCTGTAGTTATTGGTTGTAGTTGAAAGTCACCTATTGTATTTCCTGTTAGTTGAGATATAGATGTCTCAGTAAAAATAATAAGTTGCTGTCTAAATACAACTAGGCCGGTAATGTTTGCTCCTACAGATATTGTACCAGAACCATTAGCCGCTGTAAAGTCATTATCTGTAAAAGGTGCAGTAAAAGTTAATAAATGATTTTTACCAAAAAATAACTGGTTCTTAAAATTTACTACAAACTCTGCTGCATTTACATCTGTTGGCGCACTATTTAATGCTGTAAATAAAGATCCATCGTATACTGCAGGTTTATTAATACCATCAACAATGGCTATTTTTTCTGATCCCGTATAGTTATACCTAGAAAATCTAGTTTTACCAGCATTTTCTCTTGACGTACTTAAAAAAGTTAATGCAGCATTATTTGCAGGAGAACTTGCTAAAGCTGGATCTATAGCTAAAGTAGCTTCACCTGAATCATTAACTGTTGGTGTTGCAGTTAAGGTGTAAATTTTGTCAACACCTGCAATTTTAAATACATCACCTATTTGTGGGGTAGAAGTTAATCCATCTACATCTAAACTAGAACCCGTCTGTGATCCAGCATTTACAAGCACTGTTCCGTATACAGGTACATTTACAAGTGAGTATCCACTACCAGATGTTTTAATTAAACTTTCGTTTCTAGCTACAATAACTGAATCAAGAAATACACCACAACCTATTGTAAGATGTTTAGTAGTTGTACTTGTAAACTCTACTTCATCACCATTAGCAGGTGAAGTAACAAGAGTGGGTGATATAGCTATTGTTGCTCTATTGTCATCATCATCGAATGTTATACTAGAACCGATAGTATATTCTGTTTTAAATTGTAATGCGGTATCATCTGCAAGCACTAAAGATAAAGTATCGGCAGCACTACCTATTGTAATGTTAGGTGATGAAAAAGCTTGTACTGTTGTACCTCTTGGTATACCAGTGCCAACAATTTCCATACCTGTTTGTATAGTTCCTACTATACCATCTATTGCAAATGTAGTAGTTTTAAAAGTAAACTGTAAAGCTAGGTTATCTGCTACAGTTACGTTACTAGACAGTTCTACAGTAAAATTACCTGCTGCTCCTGCTGTAACACTAGATACTGTAATGTTACTTCCAATACCTACCCCTGTTATAACTTGACCTTTTGCTATTGTACCAGAAGCAACTGTATCTACTATTATTGTTTTACTTGCAGTTACTGCACCATTAACAAGAGCAGTTGGTCCATTTGCAGTAGCAATACTAGATGTACCATTTATATTTGCAGTGCCATGTACTAGTTTAAACTTATCACCTTGTTCTGGTGTTTGTCTAATATTTGCAATGTTTAAAGTTGTACCTGTTTGTGATGCACCATGTACGACAGGTATACCATAAGGTGGTATAATATCTAAATCGTATTTATCATACCCTAGTATTCTTTTGTATCCACCTTCAATAGATGGTTCAAAGTTTCTTAGTATTCTTGCAGATCCCGGCATTTCCATACCTTGCTGCAAAGGACTCATATTAGTTATAAGCCCACCACTAAACTTAATGGGATATGTTTCACGATTTGTAGCCATTTATTAGTTGACCTGAATAGTAGTAGCGGCTGTATTTCTGTTTACAATAGTAGATCTAAGATAGTCATAACGGTTAATATACAACCCTCTCATTTGTTTTATTTCAGTTTCAAACTTCTGTTGCATAAGCATAGACTCTTGTGACTCACCCCTAAACATATAAGCAAAGTGCATTGCACCATTTACAATAACATGTCTAAATTGTTCTGGTACTGTAGGCACATCAGTATCATTAATTAAATCAACTGGTAATCTGTAGTATTCATAAACTAATTCATATGCTTTATCTGGTGGAGCTACTATACCATATCCATCATCTGGAGTTCTAAAAACAAACTCTGGTAAAGCTCTTATACTAGTTGAAGTATTGTATTCATAATCAGAATACTTTTCTAGATACTCTTCATAAGATAGTAAACGAAGTTTTCTAGTATCGTTTCCTAGTGTGTCATTTCGTTTAATACGAAAACTATCAAAGTCTATTGTTTTAGAATCAGTGGGAGATGCGTATCTAACTAAACCCGGAGTTAGTGTTTCAGTTTCTTCTACGTGATTGAAAGGCCACTCGTACTCATGTTGGTTAATAAAACGAATTGCAGAATTAACTGCATCTTTAATCATAGAATACTCACCAGTAGCTGTAAGAAAGTTTGCGTTTGTACCTGTACCACCTGTAAGTTCAACTTCGTTAAGTCTACGATTTATGTCGTTTACAATTCCAATATAGTCGTAAGCCATTTTAACGTTCCTTTAGTCGAAGTTTAATACTACGTTCTGCAGTGCTTCCTGTGTCATCTGTCATCTGGCAAAAGAAAGTATACTCTACATTGTTTGAGCCACCAGATATATTTATGGTTGCAACAGTGTTAGTATTGGTTTGAGATACATTTTGTATTGTATCTGTTACCGCACTACTAGAAGCGTTGGTTAAGTTTTGTCCTGCATTTAATCTTGTTTTTACATTGTAGGTATTAGATTTAACAAACCATACTACTGAGTTAATTATAGCTGTATCAAGAAATCTTGACCAGTCTACGCTGTAGTCTAATGTTTCATCAGGGTCTTTACTTGGCCAACGGAAACTCATTTTTAATCCTCATTAGCGTAGACAACACGATCTGCTGATCTAGGCTTTCTTTTTATAAATACAAATCTATTTTGTTTTTCTACTGTTACTGTTCTGTCTTTAGAACTAGTAGTAGTTTGTGAGTCTACAAAAACTAATCTATTCTGCGGTCTTACTAGTACAGTTCTTTCTGAAGGTGAGGTAGGCATTATGCAACCCTCGGTAGTAAAACAGTTCTTCTTTTGTTATATCTATGTTTAACTGCTTCGTAATCAAATTGAATTGATGATACATTTGCTGCTGGTAAATTTACTAGGGCAGAAGAAGATACACCTACTAGTTTTTCAGTAACAGTTATATCAACGCTGCCTACTGATGCTGTAGCGGATACACTTTGTAGTGATTCATCTACTACTGGTTCTGGTGCATTTATCGAACCAGTTAGTGCTAGTCCTACTATCTCTGCTTTAGAAGATGATCTACCAGTTGCTGCAGTGATACCAGATGTACCAAGTACTGTTCCTAGTGTTTCAGATACATTTGGTTTAATTGTACCTATTGTAAATGTAGCTGTTACACTCAGTAAGTCTTCAGAAGTTTTAGCTTCTATTGTACCTATTGCACCTGTACCAGATACGCTTGCTAAAGCTTCACTTACATTTACTGTCAGTGTACCTATTGCACCTGTAGCTGATACACTAACTAGGTCTTCATCTACCTGTGGTTCTATTGTGCCTATAGCACCTGTGGCAGATACACTTCCTAATTCTTCTGCAACATTTTCTTTTACTGTGTTTATGCTACCTGTAGCACTTACACCAGTAAGTGTTGCACTATTGCCTACTCCTACAGAACCTATTGCACCTGTTGCTGATACACTGAGTAGGTTCTCAGATATGTCAATTTCAAAACCACCAACGCTTACAGTTTCTATTGCGCCAGTTGCACTAACTCCTGATAAGGCTACATTGGGTGATACTTTACCGTATCTAGCAGACCCATGCCTACCTGTGCCATACAGGGCATCAGAGGAGTCATAGAAAGACATTTGTTAGGCAATACGTATTACGGCAGTACTCGCTGCTGCTGCAGGAAATTCTATAGTCAAGTCACCTGCTGTAGCACTTACAGTACCACCAAAAGAAATTACGCATATTGCTTTGTTTGATGCAGAGGAATTGTAAATAATACAACCTGCTGCTGAAGTTGTTACGTTAGAAAAAACCTCATCTGTAAAATCTACTATAGCTGTAGTACCATCTACTGAAATAGCAGCACCATCTAAGTTTTGTCCACCTGCTGTGTAGTTAGTACCTGATGCTTCATCAGAGTTACCTGTAACGTCTGAGTAATTAGTTGTTGCTGCACCATATGTACCAGACTCACCGCTTTTAATTAATGCAAGTTTTAAAG